CACCTTGAAGAAAAGCCATTTTCAAAAGATTTGTATTAAACTCTCCATCACCTAGGAACACACTTCTTGGCTCTTTGCCCTTTAGTATGTCTTTGAGACAAATTGACAAGTAACCCATAACAGTAGAACCAACCATCATTTTAGCAACACCATAGTAACCAGCATGTGCCTTTTGTCTTGACAGACCTTTTGTTATGTATGTTATTGGGAAGCCTTTAAGTTGCATAATCATTCGTATTGCTTCACCTAAAACTGTACCTCTTGGCAATCCTTGATTCATAATGGCTCTTTCTCTTGCTCCTGGTGTAGGTATCGCTGCATCTGCACTATCAGCGTAGTACATGTTTATCTTTGTTCTAAATTTATCTCTAAAATCTTGTCTTAATTTGTCTGTAATATCTAATGTGCCTTCCTTGTTTCTAATAACTGAGTCAATTACATCATTTGAAAGTTCGTCAACTTTGCTTGCAAACACATAGTTTCTGCCATCTTCTGCTTTTTCGACAAGTTGGGAAAACACTTTCCAATCATTCTCATCAATGTCGTATAGTTTTAATAATCTTTGTGTTTCAGGTGGCACTTTGTCAAAACTTAGTTTGGAATACACAGCTAAATCAGCAGATAACATCCTTGCTAGACCAGTCTTTTGGCTATTGTTCCACCATTGCATGCCATTTAGTTTGAAGAAAAACTGATGCGCTTTTGCCATTTTACCTGGGCCAGAGTCGTTTGCACCAAACCTAGCATGCACATCATTCAACATGTTATCCACACCTACACCAAGTAAATAACCAAGTTCTTTTCTTTTTTTACCTTGAAACCCCTCAAGAACATCAATAAATGCTCTTGCATAACTGCTAAATACACCTCTTTCTGTGTTTGCATTTATAAAAGCTGCTTTTGTTGATATATCTGAAAAACTACTAATAGTTGCAAAGCCTAACTTTGACATATTTTGTATCATTCGCCAACCAGCAGATATACCAGCAAAACTTACATCCATACCTAAAAAGTTTTTTGATATACCTTTTTGTCTTGTAGTGCCATCTAGTTCTGCAAATTGATTACGCAATGATCTTTCGTTCAGTTTTCTTAAAATATTTATATCTTTTGTATCTTTTAAATCTTTTATAATTCGTTCAAACATGCTTTTTGGATTTGTTCCAAATGTTTCTAACAGCGCAATACTTTGTGCATCATGTGTAAAACCAGACAAAACTCCCTCACTCAAAGTCATTCTGGCATACTGCTTACTGTATTTATAAGATGATGCACCATTTTTAAAGTGTAAAACTCTTGATTGACTCATTGATTTAGCTAAATTTTTTGGCCCTACAAAACCATCAACAAAATATTTTGAACCATCAATAGAGTTTAGATCAGAGGTTTTTGTATGATTACCTGTTACAAGATTTGTAAAAATATCTCCTAAATACTCATCCTCACTTTTGCCTTCTGGCTTGCCATCAAAAGTTTTTTCTCTATTTAGAAGTGGTTTTACAAAATTTATCCATTCTTGTTTTGATCCTTCCATATCTTTAAAATTTTTCATCATTAGAAGTGGATCGTGCATCTGTCTTACAACATAATTATCAAGTTCTCCTATGTTTGCACCTGCTCTATTTTTTCTATCAAGTAAATTCTTTTGATGTTTTTTAATTATTTCTGCAATCTTTCTTGCATTTACATCACCTGATGAACCAAAGCCATCAAACATTTCAATATAAATTTTTTCATCTAAATCACCGAGTCTAAAAATATCTAAGACTTCTGCTTTTGATAAAGCAGCAGCTAGAGTTCCCATAGAATCAATCATTATTGCATGCCCTTTGGCATCAACACTATCAAGTCTTGTTCTCACATCTCCTACTAAAATGCCAGATAATGCTTTTGTTGGATTATCTGAGTTTTTAAGTTCTGTAATTATTTTTACATAGGCTCTTTTGTTTAGAAGTGCATTTCTCTTTTCTATTTTAGCTGCAATCTTTGCATTGAGTGCAATCTTTGCTGCCTGTGAATACATCTTGCTTATCGTATCTTCGCCAACACTACCTTTATGATTTTTTATCCAATCATTTAGTTGATCTACAATGCTTTCAGCTTCTTCTCTTGATATTTCTTTGCCTTGTTTTCTTAAAACAGCAGCAATAACTTCATCTGGGCATAATTTAACTGTCATTTTGTGTTCCTTATAATACAACTTGCAGCAGCATCAGTAGCAGTTGTGTAACTTTCATCTGCTTTTGCAATCAAATCGTCTGCTGCTTTTATATTAGCATCAAATGCTGCTAAGTCATCTTTATCAATATTAGATGCGTTAGATGTATTTTCTGCATCTAATTCAAGTGTTTCTATTTCTGCATCTAACTCTGCTTCTCTTGCATCTATCCTAAAAGTAGGATCAATACCTGCGTTCATATTGACCATATCTTCATATTCTTGTTTGAAGTTTCCCATGTTATAGTCATTTATTTGAGCATCAACTTTGGCATCATCAAACTCTTGTATTGTTTGTGTTGCTGTCATATCTGGTGAATCTGATAGAGCAGCGTCTTGATTTTTTATATCTTGTTCGATAGCTATTTCTAATGCTTGCTCTAACTCTGCTTCAGTCATATTAGTAGGATCTACTCCTAGTCTATCCAATTCTTCAAGGTTTTTTTCTGCTGTGATGTAGGCTTGGTATTGTGCTTCTTGATCTTTTGAATAAAGTATTTCACCTCTTTGCTCTCTATCTATTAAGTCCAATAAGTCTCTAGGAGTCGCACCATCTATGCCATAGTCTAAATCTGATTTATCTAAAAAATAACCAGCTTCTTGTACTCTTTGTGTCATTACATCTAAACTTAAACCATCTTTTCTTGTAACACCAAATGTTCCTTTGTCTAATGATACTCTCAAGTCTCCTATATTTGGATCGTCTGATTTTATACCACCTTGTTCTTTGATAAATTGTATAAGTGTTTTTGGTTTTTTTACATTTAAACTGTCTGGCAACTTTTTCTTACCAGTTCTTGTTACCTCTTCTAATGTCTGAGGCTTGTCTTGTGCTAAGTCATTTTGTTTTTCAAGGTCTTTCTTTTTTGTTTTCTCGAGGTCGGCTTTTATTATTGGTGTTACATTAACCTCTTGATCTGTTAACGTTTGTTTTACTGCTGTAACAACTGCTTCTTGCTTTGTCCTTTGACTTCTTCTTTCAATAACATCAGATAGTTTTCCAAAGCCTACATGCAAACCACCTCCAAGAACACCACCAACAGTAACATTTAAAAAGCTATCTAACAGGTTATAGTTTTCATCTTGCTCTAATGCTGCTTGACCAAGAACAATAGGTTCTACAATAGCTGCACCAACTGAACCTTCAACAACACCTCTTAATGCTCTTGCCTTAGTTTTGCCAAATTTCGTTACAAGATGTGCATATCTTGCTGCTGGGAAAACAGGTATAAAAGCAGATGCAACATTGATAGGATCTAATACTGAACCTAATAACATAGTTCCAAACTGCGCTGAACCAAGTGCAAAACCACCTTTTGATCTTGATAATGTTTGTGTTATGGCTGCTCTTTTATCATAGTTTTGTGCTAGTAGTTGTGCGTAACCTTCCTTAATACCACCTTCAGGCGCTTCAAGTCCTTCTCTATAGTATTCGCTTTCTTTGTACTGCTCTTGACTAAGTATGTTGCCTGTTGTTCCAGGCCCAAACTGCATTTGTAAAAAACGATCTAAAGCATTAGTTGGATTGTAATAAAATGTATCTTCAAGTGTTGCACCTAACACATCAAGAGTACCCACTTTTGTTGTGTCAAAATATTTATCTAATCTGTTTTGGTTAAACTCAACCTCTGGTATTTGAACATCAACCATTAATATTTATCTTTCAAAAAGTTTTGTACAGCTATTTGCTTGTTTCTAATAGAACCAGATGTATTTCTATATAGTTCTGCTGCTGTAGAAATCTCTGCAAATGTTAATTGAAAAACAACATCTTCAACACCATCAGGTGTATCTTTTCTAATAATCACAGGATTACCAGTCTGATCTACAAGTATTACTCCAGAGTTGTCAGACTTTGTTAAGAATTTTCCTCTTGACATAACTTCTTTAAGATAATTGCCACCTAAATCATCAGCAGGAGTTGCAATATCTAATCCATTAAATATTTGCATGTTTTCTGTATTATTTAACACAACAGAATCTAAAACTTTTTCAAAAGTATTTGAATCTCCTACAATGCTTTTTGGAAGTCTAACAACACCACCACCATCTCCAGGTGTTATAAAGTCAAACTTTCTATTTATAACATTGTCAGTTGCTTTTTTTACTGCTTCTTCAATACTTAAATCTCCAGCAACATAATAATATCCAGCTAAATCATACACTAAATTTTGCATATTGATTGTGTGGTTAACTCTTGCAGTTGTTGCTCCTTGAGGTGCAAAGTCATAATCTGTAGATATTTGCCCACTAACACTTTCTGAATAATCAGCTAGTTCTGATCTTACTTTTGTAATGAGTGAATCACGATCATCTTTTGGTAATTTTTTAACTTGATCTTTAACATCCTTAGAAGCTGAAACAAATAAATCTGCTGTAACTAAATTATCAGGCTCTGCTAAAAATATATTATCACGAAGAGTTATACCACCTCTTCTTATCATATTTCTTACTATTTGGTTTTGATCTTCATTAGAAAAGTTATTAAAAAACTGTTGATAAGTTGCTCTTTTTTCATCTAAATCTGTTGTGGCATTATATGTTTTTAAAAAGTTATTTTCTGTTGCAACCGATATTAGCCTTCTGTCAGCAAGTGGCACACCTGCTTCAATCTGTGCATTAAGTATATCTCTTGCTGTTGGTGCTTCCTGCCCTGGCTGAACATCTTTAAGAAGCTGTGTTTCAAAGTATTTATAAGGATCGGCTTTAATTTGTTTTGCTCTTGCTTCATGTAAACTAGCAAACAATTCTTTTTTCTTTGTTATTTGCAGTTTTTTCTCTAAGTTTTGTTCGTTTCTTTCAGCTTGATTAAGTTCATTTAAGGTTGCTGTAATTTCACTATTGTTATCAAACTTAGATGTCTCAAACAAATCTAATGCTTCATTTGTTGCAGTCAATGTCATCTCAAGGTTTTTCGCCATTACACCTGAGTCATCTATTGACAAAGCAAGATTTGTTGTTTCTTTAATTAATTTTTGTGTGTTGTCATTTATTTCTGCATCTACCTTGATTGCATTTTGTATTTGTTCAATATTATTTTTGTAGGTAACATTTGCTAATGCTTGTTTTTTTGTAACTTTGGAACTTAGTGTTTGCAAAAGACTTTGCCTTACTGGAAAACTTAATCCAGAAAACTCACCTGTGCCTTGAAATATTGCTTTTTGTTTGGCTTTCATGCTTGCAAGAGATGGATTAGTTTTTAAATAGCTAATTAAACTTGTTCTGCCAGTTTTAAGTTCAAAACCTTGCGCTCCGTTTGATGCAATGTTTAAGGCAGAGATAAGTTTGTTTCTACCATCTTGATCTAAATTTGATATATCAATACTTTTTTCTTCTCCACCTTCAGTATAAATAAAACTATCTAAGCCTCTCACAACTGCATTTTTTGAAGTTGTAAAAGTTGTTTCTGAAGCCTTAGCGCCAATAAGAGTGCTAATTATACCGTCAATTTGATTGTCTACATTTTCGTTATATTTTGCTTCACCGATATTTATAAGATTTGCTTTTTCTGCAAAATCTAATGTTTTATCGTTTTGGACATTTGTTTTATAAGAACTTAAAGATGTTTCTGATTTAAGGTTGTTTGTTTGTTTTAGGAAGTTTCCTTTTTTTACAGCTAAATCAAAGCTATATTGATTGTATTTATATCTTCTTCCATACTTTTTATTGTTAGTAAATATTAAATTTTTATCTGATTCTGCTGATATATATTCTGCTGAATCTGGTGGAAAATTCTGCATTATATCATTGAGTTTATCTAACTCTTGATTCGTAGCGTTTGTTGCGTTGAACTCACCTAGATTGTATGCCCTTTGTTGTCCTTCAAGATTTTTAAGAGATATACTTCTATTAAGTCTGTTTAGAACTAATCTTTTTCTTCTGGAACTAAAGTTATTTGTATTTTTATCAATCCAGTTATCTTTCCATTTGTTAAAATTTGTTTTAAATGTCTGTGTGTTGTCTGTTGGATTATCACGAATATATTCCGTGCTGTCCTCTACAAATTTTAGATTAGTTTTTTGTATTTCACTTTCATCTTGTTTTCTTTGTTCAGCTTGACCAAAGTTAAATGCAATTTGACCTGCTGAGTTTGCAAAGGCTGCTGTTGCTTGGCCAGGAGCAGTAAACGCACCAACATTTGCAGATGGCGATAATGAGCCTGTTGCTAACTGTTGTGTTGTTCCTCTGCCTTGATTGTATAGTGGTATTCTTGCCATAATTAACTCATCATTGTTGCTGCTTTTGTGCCACTCTCAAGTAAACTTTGATAGGCCCTTGTTTTCAATGCACTTGATCTAGCTGCACCTTCTGCTCTTAATAAAGTTGCTGCGCTTATCTTTTGTGTTTGTTGAATGTCAGATGCGTACTGTATTTTTAAAGCATCATACTCTGTATTAAAATATGTGTCTGCCAAGGCTTGCATTGGACTACCACTCATTGTGATACCAGACTTAGCTGTTTGAACTCTTTGTGTTGAAATCAGTCTTTCTGATTGATTTCTCAGTTGATTTTCTTCATCAACTTTTGCCCTTTGTAAAAGTATCGCTTCATTCTCTTGTACTTGAGCATTGTACTCTGCTGTTTGTCTCGCTGCTTTAGCTGCTGCCATGTTTCCCTTAAATCCAAGAAACCCTGAAGCTGCTGTCGCTGCTGCTGCTGCTGCTACTACTGGACTCATTATTTCACCCAAGCATAACGAAAATAATCTACACCATCTGGCCCAAACTTCTTCATTATTCCCTCTTCTTCAAACTTTAACCATCTAATAAATCTTACTGCCTTCTTATCATTTTTACACACACTTGCTTGTAAACGAAACAATTTATTTTCATCAATTAACTTTGTAATCATATTTTTAACTAATCTTGCTAATCTTGTTGGAAACAGTTTACCAATATTTCCTATAATAAACCATCCCTCTCCGACACCTTCCCAAAGAATACTTACACCACCAATAGCTACAACTGTATCTCCAAGTGTTGCTGCGTAGCCATTAATACATTCTTTGCATAACAATTCTCTATGATAGAATGAAAAATCAAAGTCTGTTTCAATGTTTTGAACATGCTCTGGAGATAGTTGTACAATATTAAGCATCAAAAGTATTTGACCTCCTCATAATAGCAACCACAGTCATAGGTAATGGTTGTGATTGTCTAATAACAACTTGTGCGTCATTGTCATATCCTGCTGGAAAAGATATTTCCTTATCTCCTGTAAACATAGGAACAGCAACATCCATAGCCATGCTACTATCTCTAAAAGGTATTCTATCTAAACTTGTTATTTCTGGCCCAAGTTCTGCACCAACAGTATCTAAAAATCTGGCTGTAACACCATGTATTCTTTTTATTTTTCCTTGAGAAACACCATCATTAGCACCACCTTCAAGTCTTAAAGTTTTTATTATGCTTGAGTATCCTAAACCAATATGAACTTTTGTAGCAGACCTATCTAAAGTTATGCTTCCACCTGAAACAGTTTTATCTGGATGAGCAGATCCATCAGCTAATATTTGTACTGTTTGCCCTTCTAAATGATTTAATCCAGTAATCGTTGTTGTGGCTGTTCCAGAATATGTTAAACCACTATCTACAAAAAAAGCATCACTAATATCTGTACCAAAGTTTATTGAGTTCATTAATACAACATGCCTTACTGTAGAACCATCTATTGTAAACTGAACTGTCATATAAACTTGATCTTCTGCACCACTTGGTATAGCTGTAATACTTTCAACGATAGGCGCTTGCTGATTTGTAGTGGCTAACCTTGTAGTGTCTGAAGATACAATACTTAGATAACCATAGGCTGTTGGTGTTGTTTCGTTAATTGTAACAACGTTTGAAGCAGGATTAGATACTGTAAAATCAGCATGTGAATTGATAGCTGTAAAAATATTATCTGCTGTTGTGTCGTTATTTGTGTTTGGTCGAAAGCCTAAAGAACTTGAAGGACTACTAGAACCAGCAGCTTCACTTGTAAATGTAACAGTTGTACCATCAGATTTAGTTAGTTCTAATGTTGTTCCTACTGCTATGTTTGCATAATCTGTTACTGTGATTGTTGCGCTTCCAGACCTACCACCTATTTTGTGATCGTGCCAACCAACTGTTCCGTTTGCTCTGTCATAAGTTAGACCAACAAATCTTCCATCTGCTGCAACAAACCATAAAATAAGTTCTGGTTCTTGTTGCCATATCATATCTGTTAAACCACCTCTTGTTATGTGATCTGCAAGCACAGTTAAGTCTACACCTAATAATCCATCTGTGTCTAAATCAAATGTGATTTCTTTTACTTTCTCAGTCCCTTTTTGCACAAGTATTGTTGAGTTACCTGCTCGAAGAGGTCTTACTTGTGATGTACCAAAAGTTGTTTCTCTTAAAACATTAATGTTAGTTGGTGTTACTGCCTGTGTGCCAGAACCTCCAGAGAGTGTAAATTCAGCACTTGTTGTTAATATTTGTAGAAATCTACCAGGTAATAAATGCTTAATAACATTAACTTGGTCTGATGCTATCGTTATGTTTACAGCATCATCATCATTTGTTCCAGGACTGTGATTCTCAAAATCAGCAGATACACTACCAAATATAGATTGAGGTTGATGTGTTGTTCCTGCAAAGAATAGTCTTTCCTCGTAAAATGCAAGAGCCTTTGGAAAACCACGCACAGAACTAAATGCTCCTTCTGACCATTTTGTTGTTGGATTGCTTGAGCCTACAACTGAAGCAGGTAGTGTGCTTTTAACATCTGCTGCAACTTGTGTTGAACTTGTAAATCCAGTTATCTTTACAAAACCTGTGCCACTATGTTGAAACTCCCAGTCAATACTACCATAGGTTTCTGTACCAGTTGTATGTACTGGAGCAGTTGTGCCACTAGTATGTGAGCCTGAATTTGTTTTTTTGTAAACATTACCTGCGTTTCTAACAGTATCATTTTGTGCATAACTTGTTGAAGCTGCCCAAGCATCATGGCTTGTTTCAATAATTTCTCTAAACCTAAACAATGCACCAACATGACCACTTTCAAAAGTCGCTGCTGATGCTACAAGGTTTATTCCTGTTCCTGTAGCAGCACTTGCATATATTGTAGTTGTGCTAATGTTTTCGTCTAAATATGGGCCATCTGTAAAATCAATATCTGTTAAAGTAAAACTTGTTGTGCTTGTTCTTGTAAGTTTGGCTGGTTCATGTGATTTGTGCGCAATAAATAAAACATCTGCTGACTGAGCAAAGTTAAGTTCAAATATCTCAGTTACGCTGTAAGTCGTTGTTACTTCTACAATTTTACCACTTGTGCCACCTGATCCATAAGTTGTAAAGCCAGAACTATCTACACCAGATAATTCAAATGTGTTAGTTGTTTTGTTTGCAACAGTAAACTCTCTGTTGTTTACTTCTGTCATGCCTACAACACCAGATATAAAAACTCTATCTCCGTTGCTATATCCATGTGATGTTGCAGTAACGACTGCTGGATTTGCTTGTGTGATTGCACTTATTGTTTTGGTTGCTTCTGTAAGTATTCCACCATCTTTAAAAAATCTTACATAGTTTGCGCCAAACTCTAGGACATAGGCTTGCTCATCTGAAAACTCAAAGTTAATTAGTTTTACCTTACCATCATCTTTAGTTCTACCTGCAAAGGTAGTTCCAGGTCTGCGTGTGATACCTCCTGAAGGAAAGACAAGCATGTTCTCTAAAGTTTCACAACCTTCACTATACTTTTGTAAGTCTATACGACCAAACAGTTTAGGAGATAACTCTCCTGCACGAAAGTTAGTTAAGATTGTAGAAACTCTTGCCATACTACAACCTTATGTTTGTAAACTCATCAGCAACTAATTTATCTGGTTTACCTTCAAGAGCATCCATTGTTCGTGCTTCTTTAACCTTCTGTTCATACATAGTATACATTGACTGTGCGACTGTTGTGCTGCCTGTAATAGCATAGGCTGTCTCTGACGCTAGTCTGTATGCTATAGCGTTTGAAAGCAAACTATCAAACAACTCTGTATCTGTTACTCTTGAAATATAGGTTATCCTACATGTTGCTTCATCAGACAGTATCTTCCTGCCTTCTACTTTAAACATAACTTGACTATCATAAGGTGAAATCTCTGCATCAACATTTGATGTAAAGAAAGATAGAACTCTCAAACAAAATGGATCAGTTGGTAAACTAAACTGGTTTGCAAAACCAAAAGAAGGCGCTGTGCTATCTGCTGCTAGATCTGCTCTAGCTATTGCACAGTTCCAAGTGTGTGATCGAAGTGTTGCATCTCTTACTGTTGAGAATCTTCTATTACAAAGTCTTGCTTCTTTTGAATTTTCTGTAAGTGCAGTTATTGTTGCTGCGCCTAATAAATCCATTGCTTCATTACATATATCTACTACTGATGGCATATAAAAACCTTTGAAAAGGGGGAGATAACTCCCCCTCTTTTTAGTTGATTACATACTCTATGATAAAAGACATATCACCACCTGTGCCACCTGTGGCATTGAAGGTAGCTGCAATGTAGTAGTACCCACCTGGATCTGTGGATGCTCCTGCATTTTCAAATATCTTTGTACCAATAGTATTTATGTCTGCTGCTTCTGTTCTAAGATCGGCAACTGCTGTTGTTCCATCTGCAACAGATGTAGCGTAAAAGTCTTCGTCTACAACTGTTCCATCTGTTTGATAGATGCCGACATTAAATGTGCAACTGCCACCTAAAGCATCTGTTGCAACTTGCAACTTTGTTATAGATGCGTTACTTGGAAGTGGAGCAAGCATGACAATATCATTGTCTGTGCTGTCTCCAGCAGCTAATGCTATCGTTCCTTGAGCCACACGCAAAACGCCATGAAGCTCTTGAGAATTACTAGCAACTTGAGGAGTAGCTTCAAAATTAGCTACAAGTGTAGAATTTTTTGTAGTCATTTACTTCTCCCTTATGCTGACTCATCACAGTCTATCTGAACGACTTTTTCTTCTTCCATTCTCGTAGCACCGATACTCATGCAGTAGTAGACCTGAGTTGCGTAACCTTTGTCACTTCTCTCGTCTATTCTTGCCATCACATCTTTACCAATCGCTAATGTAAGACCATCCTCTGCCCATGCAAAACATGAACGGATGTTGCCACTCTTTGATAGTCTGTTGGTTACAATGAATTGAAATCCCATGAATGTATTGATTTCACCCTGGACAAGTGCCTTGACTGTGTTGAAGTCAGAAGATGTTACATTTGTATCTCCTAACAACGCATCAATCTGCTCTGGACCAACGGCTATATATCTTGGGATTGAAGGATCTACTGATGCTAAGTCAAGAGTCTTTTTTGCTGTTCTTAACTTTGCAACTGTCAAATCAGCACTACCATTTGCTATCTGATTTCCAGCTAACATGGTTGTGGATGTTGAACCAGTCTCACCAGTAAACGCAGTTCCTAATGCTGCATCAATGATAACATCATCCATTGATCTTCCCATAGCTGCTGCTGCTGCTTGAGCATAAGCACTTGTTGGATCAATAAGCATACGAACTTTGTCTTGCTCATCTATGAGATCTGCGAACTCATAGTCAACCAATGATACTCTTCTTCTAGCGTGAGGAGTATCGATTTGAGGTGTATCAGAATGGCGAGTTGTACGCTTTTGAGCAGTAACTTTGCCGATCTGATCGAAAAAGGCATTTTTTCCTGTAACAGATTCTACCCTTACAGCATCTCTCAGTAATGAACCCATTTGCTGAGAAAGCATCTGCACATTAGCAGAATACTGTTGGACAAATGCCGTAGTTACATTTATTGACATTTTTTTCTCCTGTTAATAACTACGTTTTCATTTTAACTACTTTCGAGGTGCTACCCTTTCGGACACTCCTAGGATTTTCAGACTCGTTAGGTCTATCGTCTTTCCGATTGCCAGAAGGACTTGTTGGCAAGCTACCCTTCACTACCCACTCGTAATATTTATTAGCGAGTTCTTTGGGATTCATTAAGTCTCTTTGCGTTCCAAACTCTACTGCTAAACGCAAACACTCTAATCTAATTTCATGCTGCTCCACTTAATATCTCATATAAATCTTGTACTTCTTTAACTGCCTTGTCTCTTATTGGTGCTGGTGCTTTTCTATCCCAGTACGGATGAGACTTGTCATTCATAATGCTGTCGATCTTAGATTGTGCATCAGCAGGACTCATTCTGTAGTTCACAGAGTTCTCTGATATTGTATCTTCTTTGGTTACAGAAGTTTTGAAATCTGCAAAGTTTGCAAACGCTTTGATAAATGCAGGATGATTGCCAACTTTAGTTCCATCTTCCAAAACCATATTCAACAAATCTTCACCAGCTATATCTGCTACTGCCCTGTTTGCCTGATTTACTTTTGCATCATAGTTTGCACCCCACTCAGCCTTCAAACTTTCCTCAATCATTTGTTTTTCTTGTTGTGCATCTTTTGACATTGCTTCTGTTGTTTGCTGAATACTACTTCTGTAATAATCTAATATTCCGTTTGCTTGTGCCTTTGATAAACCAAGTTTATGTGCAATATCTGTGTATGTATTCACATCTCCTTCAGTAAGTATCTGACCATCAGCTTGTATAGCATAACCACTAGGCTCATCAGGTCTACCTAACTTAGAATATATGTTACTCAAATCATCCTCTGTTGGATTTTTTGGTAATGGTATTTTATCTGCACCAATTAATCTTTGT